AAGGAAAATCTAAGGAGACAACAAAAAGAGGGTGTCCAAAAGTATGGATGAAGAGGAATTAGAACAACCTAGAAAAAAAATTACTATAAGTAATTTCTTTGAGTCAATTCAATCAATTGACAAGGTGGCTAATCGTGCTTTGAAAAAAACTAAGTCTAATTTAGGAATAATCAGTAAAAATAAATCATTGATTGAAGCTTTATCGAAAAGTTTTGATAATATTAGAACAGAGATAAAAGAAATTAAAACAGAGGTAAAGGAATATATTACGATTGAAAAAGATTTAGATAAGGATAAATTATTTGCTCAAGAAGATCAAGAACAAAAGATAAAAAGATTAGAACGACTTCAAGGAATAGAAGGTGATAAAGTAGATCCAGCAGACGCTGCTGCTGGCACAACAGATGATAGTGATTTTCAAAAACAAGCATCAGATACAGTTAAAAAAGCTCTTCAAAATCCAGATGTTGTATCCATCTTAACTGGACTTATTGGATTAAGTGTTGCTGGTCTTATGGGTGCTGGTGCAAATGTTGTTGGAGATGTTAAAAAAAGAACATTTAGTGAAAAAACTGGCGGATTTCTTGATTTTTTGACTGATGATTTAACCGATTTTGATAGACGAGGTGTTGATGAAAAAACTGGTGCAGGCAAACCTAAGACTTACGGAAAATTTTTCGGTGGTGTTGTTGATTTCTTCACTGCTAATGCGTTCGATCTTGATAAATCAGGAGATTTTATTAACTCTAGGGAAGATTTAGAGAGGATGAAAAAACTACTTGAAGAGAGAAGAGAAAGGAAAAGAGTAGGCCTTAATCAAGGTGGCTTAGTATTTGACAATGATAATGATACTTCTAATAATAATAAAGATAGTGTCCCTGCTATGTTGACACCTGGCGAGTTTGTTGTAACAAAAGACGCTGTAGATAAAATTGGTGTTGATACTTTAAAAGGACTCAATGCTTCAGTTGGTGCAAAAGAAAAGGGAGTATTCAAAGTTGATAAATTAATGGGGGGTCTGAAGAAAATGTTTTCTGGGGGTAAAGAAACCACTAGAAGTTTACAAAATTTATCAGATGTTGACTACTACTATCTCGGTCTTGCGATCAGCGGTGAAGCTAAATTGGGTAGTGACGATGAGTTTGCCGTTGCTGCCTCAATATTAAATAGAGTATCATCAAAGGATTACAAAAATACCGTTAAAGACGTGGTTCTTAGTTCTGATACAGCGGATGGAACAAGGGAGTATGAAGCATTAAATATTTTGGATGTTAATAATCCCAAAATACAACCAGAAGTTAAAAAATATTTGGAAAATCCAAATATAATTTTATCAAGATTAAAATCAGAAAGTGGAGAGCAAAAAATTATAGAAATGATAGAAAAATTAGATGGTAGAACAAATTATAAAGGTCAAAAACAAATTTCAAATAGAGTAGAGAAAGAAGATCCAATGTTTGATCCAAAGGGTAATTTTTTCCATTATAATTTTCAAGAAACTCCACAAACTTTAAGAAATGCCACTGAGGAACAGAAAAATTATCGTCCACCAACCACTGAAGATTTTGTAAAACAAATTGAGCCAAAACCAACAGGTTTAATGAGAGTGGTTTCTGGAGTTCTTGATGCCGTTACTGGTGATAAATATGATTTCGATGGTAGATCTTCTGATAATCTTCAATCAGTAATTGAAAGTAAATCAGATCAATTAGCTCAAAATATCTTCACACCACCGACCACTGAAAGTAATAAAGTTAATTTATTACCCATACCAATAAATCAACAACAATCACAATCAACAGACGGAAATGTTTCTGTTACAGCGCCAAAAAATACACCACAAGTCACAACTACACCAGTTGCATCTACCATGAGTTCTGTAAGTTTTATTAACATGATATCAAATAAACAATTATCAATAGGATGATATTATGAGTTACAAAGGCAGTTATCTTATTTCCAAATGTGAGTTGATTCCAAATGGGACATCTTTGAAAAAAGAAGAAATTGATGGTAATGGATATGATATAACTCGTGGAAATCCAACAATTAATTATTATGAGAGTGTAAGGAGTCCTTCGATATCCATGACGGTCTCCTTTGTTGATATCGATCAAATGATCAGTGTAGAAGGGATAACTGGTGGAGAGATGATTGATTTAGAAGTGATCATACCAGATTTTCAAGAAAAATTTGAAATTAAATCAAAAAAACAAAAGTTAGTTTTAAATAAGGTTCGAGATGTCGTAACTTCTGCAAGTAAACAAATAGCAACTTTAGAATTTATTTCAGAGGAATCATTGGTTAATGAAACTCGTAAACTTAATAAAAAGTTCACAGGAAATGTCACACAAATTGTGAATCAATTATTAACTAACGAAAAAAATTCAGATAAAAAAGGAATTCAAACCGAAAAAGAATTTGAGTCAGATCAAGCTGTGAACAAATATTCATTTGTAGGAAATCTAAAAAGACCTTTTGAAACAATTCAATGGTTATGTCCGAAAGCACAAGCCTCCTCTAAGAATTTTGGTTTTTTATTTTTTGAGAATAGAGACGGTTATCATTTTAAATCAGTTGAAAATTTACTAAAACAAGAACCAGAATTTGTATATCAACAACCAAATCGTCCAACAGAGACCGATCTTAGAATTATTGAAAGTAATTTAAATCAATCAAATGATATAGGTATCAACGCAAGAATGGGTATGTATTCAAATAAAACGATATATATTGATGTTGAAAATGAAACTTACGAAGAGACAGATTTTAATATTTCTAAACTAAATCCAGAGAAACCTTTGAAGGTAATTGAAACATTAAAAGAAAAACCAACTCGATTAATGTTTAGAATATTAGATCAAGGAGCTTTACAAAAAGGATCAAAGAAAGAAGAAGTTGAGAAGAGAAATGAGCTTGCCGTTTATCAAAATAAATCTTATATTAGGAATAACTTATTGTTTTCTCAATCCTTAAATATATCAGTCCCAATAAATCCTGAGTTAAGAGCTGG